TTGTGAATACCATTCTTCCATCTGACGTAACTGTTACTCTAACGTCTGTGGATACTGAGTTGATTATTGATGCAAATGTATATACCGGTTGTATATTACCGCCAGTATTAGAATACGTACCCGACACTAGACCCAGATCAGCCAATGTGTTACCAGACACATCACTAAGAACAATAGAAAACTGCGGTGATAGTATTTTGATTCTACGATCAACTGTCGCTAATGCAGTACCTATGTTAGTATCATTCTCAAAAATTACACTGTTTAACTGTTCCACAATCAAATCAAGGGCGTCAACTTCAACTGATGATGTGGTGAAACCTAAACGTGTCATCGCACCAGGTGTTGAAGAATCCTCAGTCACAGTTAGAACTGATCCATTTTTTGTAATTCTAACACCGACCGAAGTAGCAGACGCAGATACGTTAGGTATTCCAGAACTGTTAATTTGGTTCACGATACTTGTCTTGTTCGGATCAGTTGTTGACTCATAAGTACCAGCTTCGAATCCCAATGATGTTAACGCTGTGCCGGAAAGTGTCATTTGTGATAGAGATGAACCAATTACCAGATGACCTGTTGCATCAACGTATGATGTTATACCTGTGATTACATTTAGTTCTGATGCCACGTTTTGTAATTTAGAAATTCGTAGTGTATTTTCTGTACCCAATCCAATGTCTTGAATTGCAGTACCTGACATTTCTAAAATCATACCAGAGAACACCACGTCGATCTTGTCATCAACATTCAGTGTAGCACTCAAACCAGTTGAGGAAGCATTAATCGTGTCAACGATTTCTTGTGCAGTTAGCGGTGTTAACGGGTCTGCAACAGTGAACGTAATATTTGTACCGTTTATGTTTAGTGCCTTTGTGGATGTGATTGTCGGCGATACAATAGTACCCAATATTTCTATATTTGCAAACGCAACTGTATTGCCGTCAACTATCACAGTCTTACCATTAGAAATCACAGTGGTCTCAGTTGCAGTAGAAACTTCTGTTATACTCTGAGTAGAACTATAATCTATGCTTATTGGTGTCCCATCTATTACTATAATATCTCCATATACTGATGTTACAGGATATGTCGTATCAGCCACGGTACCAGTAAATGTGATGTTTGTGTTTGCGTTTTCTATAGTTGTCACACTACTGTACACCGCAACACGCATTGTGTCTCCAGGTTGAACAAACGGATCTGTAGCAGTATCAGCACCTACAATTGAGATATATCCAGTAGCTGCTGCATCCGCATATATGTACGAAGTACCATTAATTAGTAATGTATCACCTGATAAAAATTGAGGGAAACTAATTGTACCAATTGCTTCAACACCAATATTATTTGATGTAGGCACATATATAGAGTCGCTAGTAGTTGTATCGATTTCAATTGAAACCGGTTCATAGTTTGTTTCAAATACAAGATATTCGTACACTGTCAGACCAGAAATGTCTCTTGTTCCTTCTTCGATCAGGTAATAATATCCATTAATAACTGGGTCTATATTTGAATCATTAATTCGTAAGAACACGGTATCTGTAGTATCAATACTATTTGTAAGTGCTACACATAATTGACCATCACTAGTTTCACGTACATAATCTATTTCAGCGATTTCCCCAAGACGCTTAACGTCCCAATCTCTTTCTGGGTCGAATTGTATCCATGCTAGATCGCCCTCAAAGATTAAGGTGTTATCTAATGTTTCTAGCGCACTTTCACCAGACACAGTGTAATTCACTAAACTGCTGTCAACATAACCTGTTGTTTTGAAGTTTGCAGTATAAGGTTCAGATGTTTTGACAAAACGTTTTTCAACATCACCAAAATCAATAAGATGTGGGTTAGATTTCATATCTTTCACATTTACAGTTGCATTCGCATGTATTGTGTTATTTGTTTTACCAAATTCTGCATACTTGTGTGCCCAAACACCAAACTGTTCGACTTTATTAATATTTGAATTTTTGTTAATTAAACGATCAATACTATCTTTTTTACCCTTTGCTGCTAAGAATCCTTTATAGAATTCAAGCTGACTCTCTGGTTCAACTTTATGATTGTCTAAGTATGTTCTAGTTGCGCTACCATACTGATTAGACTTTAGTAAGTTAACAACTTCTAAATTCTGATCAACTAGCGTATCTCTATAGTTTCGTGTATCTTCAATAATTGTTTCAAAGTTAGGAACCATCGTGTTTCCGTACAACAGATAACCCTCTGTGGTCATAGTTCCGTCCCAATCTGTAGTTCTATTACAGTCAATTATTAGACGCAGGTTTCTATTGTGCATTAGCGGATCGTAAATTGTGTCACCATATGAATCTTCACGATCAACAATGATAGCATGTTCAAAGTCGCTAATATCAATCTTCATACCATACACTGGTACACTAGATTCCCAACGAAGTACTTCGCCATCTGTATAGAACTTAATTGCAGTATCAGGTATTAGTCTACCCATGTTATCAACTACACGATAGTAGTTTTGATGAGTTTCTTTTGTTACACTTGCAACACCATATGGCGCAGAGAATTCACCAGTGATAATCATTGGTGATAGAGTTATAAATTCGCCAGGTTGGTGTGTTTCTGCTGACCAGTCTAAGAACTTTAGAAGTAAAGTTTCGTAATCAATGATTGAACTGTCTTCGCTGTCAACATCTGTAAAGTTCCAACCAACAAGTTTTAGATATTCTTGATAGCCAACCATTAGATGTGCAACATCATCTAGTGATGTTAGGATATCACCATAATTAAAGACTTTGACTTGATCGTTTTGTACTTTACTATAACCATTCGCAAATACTTGATTTGTTCTAGGTCTACTTGATAATTGTTTCCAATATTTGAAATCATTGTCGAATATTGTACTTGATGTATGCTGTTCTAAGCATACATAAACCTGACCATTATAAATTGAGTATTCTGAATTTTTATACCCTACACCAGAAATCCAATCGTTGATAGGTAGCGGATCGCCATCAGTAGCATATAATTTTGCCTCTGATGTCTTGTCCCAATCTAATGCGTAGAACACTGGGTTAAAGTCATCATACCCATGAATTCTGTAACCAAATGAACGCGTCTTAGGTTGTGATATCAGCGTCCAAGCATTGTAGTCAAAGTTAATCGTTTGATCAATTTCTTTTTGTGTTGGGGTTTCTACTTTACGTCTGTAATACTTTTTGTCGTTTGAATTTAATACAATATCACCTTTATTGTATGACAGTATATCATTTATGTCATAAATCGGATGTGGTGTATCAATTGAAACTTTTTCGATAACGATAGCACTAAAGAATTCACTTCTATTTGGCTCGCCTTTATGTACAAGTAAATCAAAGTTGTCTCTTGGAATTTCAGTGAAATTACTGTTACCGATACTTGTGTTTTCAGCATACAACTTTAAGTTGTTCACAAACCCGCCAAGTTTAGAACCAAGTCTAAATTCATAGTTTTCTAAATCAGCAAGTATAGTGTCTGTGTCGAGACCTTTGAACTTGTTATATAGTGCTATTACATTTTTAACTTGTGAATTATAACGATCAAGCACTTCAAAAGGATGTTCAATCATCATCTGCAAGAATGCAATGAATGGGAATTCACTACTTCTTAGCCATGCAAATTCTACTGGAGACCCGTCACCGAATTCCCAATCTAAATTCATATTTGAAATGTCATCGGTTGACAGATTTCCACCAAAGAACAAATCTTCTGGTGTTCTTAGATTACCAGAAGCGTCTACTGGAATTGGCGCAGTCTTTCCTGCATCATTTAGAATATCTGTCCAAAATTGCTCAGTTGTATAATCTGTACCATAGAACAAATCGAAATTTGCAGGCTTTGATGCTACACCCAATACCAACCAAGGTTCATTCAATAAGTTGTCAGTACCATATACATATCTATACATACCTCTCCAGTTACCGGGAGTGATATCATTGACGAATTTATAATTCCATGTCTTCCAGTTATTGGGGTCGTATGATACGTTTTCTAGACTGTCTACATTGTTTTTTAACATCCATTTTTTGAAGAACGGATACATAATGTAATTCTTTTCATTCAATGTATAGCTATCGTCTGCCCATTCGAATGGACCGTAGTGTTGATAGTCTATGTAGTTGAATGACTTATCTTGGACGTTGTTATAGCAACGAATTTCAAATTCTAATAGAATCGAATCTGTTCTATCACCCCATACAGGTGTTTTTGAACCATCGTGTCCTACAATAAAATCTACTGAATTTTCATATTCATTGTCTGTCACTATGATAGGTACATATGCAGGGTTTAAACCTAGTTTAGTTGAGCTAGGCGGTATGTATACGTCTTCGCTATTGATATAATATCTTACAGTAATTTCGTCTCCTACCTGACCAACGTAACCGTTAGTAAAATTGACAGTTGTATTACCGATTGACATTACATAGTCTGTTCGTAAAACTTGCAGTTTGCCATTAACATATACATAAATGTCGTATTCATCAACAACTGGTTTAGAGAACTCAGGAGTAAATTGCTCACTGGAACCTATAACAACGTCAACTGGTTGTTCTTCATAATGTGCATATTCTTTACCGAAATTTATCATGTTAATGTCTTTAAACATCAACGGGCGACCTTGAAGTGCAATAATATTAGTGATAGCTTGTTCTAGTATTTCTGAATCTGTTTTTGAATCACTTCCTGCTTCTGACAGAATTTCGCGAACACGTGTAACAAACTTATTCTTATATGAACTATACGCAGATGATAGTGTTTCAATCGCATCGAACGGGTTGTAGTCATCTTTTGTGACACAGAAGTATCCGAACTTTGTGTCTGTATTTGTTCTAACCATTACACTACCGTAATTGTTGAAGCGTAATTTGTCACTGTTGTCACCTAGATTTCTAAATGGACTGTGACCAACAGGATTTACGTCCATACCCGGAACAGTTTCCATGATACGAATAAAATGCTCAAACAGTACAGAATATGTTAGTTCTACATTAGTGTGATATGAGTTATCTGGGTTAAATTCTATTGCAGGGTCAATACGCTGATAATTACCTGCACCCTCAATAGTAACTTCATTCTTTGTACAATAATCAACATAAACAAATTTGTCTTCAACTGTATTGTCGAAAACAACGATATCATTTACAATCGAGTAATTACCATACTGTTTTATACCGTCGAAATACACATCAACACTATTTGTATCGATAGGTTCATGTAGTAATTCAATAGATGAAATTGCGTTTTCACTCACTTCTTGACGGTAGTTTCTGTAGTTAAATTCTGTTGGAATATAAATGTTTGTCAACCCAACAGTATCTACATTGTAGAAAACATCTACATCAATATCTATTGTATAGTTATACTCACTTGCATAATCACCAACACTCAATTTTGCATATAGACCCAATTCAGAATCATATGCATAATCACCTGTTACGTATGAAAATATCTTTGCAGATGTTATATAATTGTTTTCACTGTCGAATATCAAAAACTTAGGTTCAGTTATTTCAACAGAATCGAACGCTTTGTTCAAAGATTCATCATCAAGTGAAAGCCTATTGTCGAACTCAATAATAGGTCTTTGTGCTTGATGAAGTTCATTTCTATTTGTTTCATCAATTAAATGTTTAATGTCATCGTAATGATACCAAGAGTTATTGAACGACCACCAGTTGTTTGGGGTCTCCATACGATCAATAGTAACATAACTTCTGATGTCCGAACCGTTTATATTCTCATTTGGAGCAAATAGCGGACTTACCCAGTAATAGCTACTCCAGTTCACAAACTTATCGATATCGATAGGTAAGTTTACTGTGTTTCTATCACATTGAAATAGCCGTCTATGGTCGTTTGTTAGCGAACCATGATTGTATAGAGAATTTATTAAATCGTCGTAAAAAATATTCTCGTTAATGCTCACATTAGAAAACACTGGCTCAAGCGAATAATTCGTTCTAGAGTACGAGAATGTAGGGTATGAAAGATATGCATCGTCTTTCTTATACACCCCTTTTTCTTTTCTACCAACGTATGCGCGTGTTTTTTCTATATTACCTTTAGAAAATACACGTTCAAGTGTTGCTTCAAATATTGTCTCTAGCTCTTTATTTTGCAAATGGGCTGGAAGAAAGTCGTAAATCTTATTTGCCATTATTATTCACCTGTTAAGTCTGTTTCTGTTATTGACTGAATGATTTGAACATCTTTTGAAGATGTTACTGATAGGAATATTTCGTTCGGTTCACTGCTAATACTTAGCATCTTAGAATATGTTGATGTGCTGTATTTTGGAGTAATAACAACACTTGCAATTCTATCACCTAGTTCTTTGTGTAGGTATGCTGCTAGTTCTGAGTAGTAGAATGTATCACCGAAGTCCCAGTTTTCTAGTTTAAAGTATTCATTTACTTTTGCCGATACGCTTGCTTTAACTTCACTATCTGTAAAGTTTGTACCAACACGTTTCACTACTTTAAACACTGCCTGATTTTCTGGAAGTGCAGAACTACCAAACAAGAATTTAAACTTTGCTGGGATGTAACTTACGTGATCACCGATAGCAGACTTTTCTGTTATCTTTGACATTAGTTTTGTCAACTCATAGTTGTTTGGCGGAACTGGCATATTACCTAAGAAGTTCTTAGAAATCCATGTGTTGATATTCTTGACATAATCTGTTGTTAGAATGTAAACATCAATAATATTACTTGTACTTGGATCAATACGTTTTTCTTTATCTGCATAGTGGTCCCACTTGAATGTCATTAGGTCGTCAACATAATATGATCTACCGTGAACTGCACGATAAATTACATAGTTAACAACTAAGTCACCATCTGAATTAATGTCATGCACAAAATCAGTTGTCCAGATACCAGCAGCAGATATGTATCTATACCATTCACCAGTTGTAGTGTTGTACCAAAGAACAGCAGTATCAGTTGTATACTCTGGTTTAATAAATCCAGGAACGCTATCTACATGTTCTGCACATGCGATTGCTCTAGGTGATATTTTTTCATAAACTATGTTGCTATCTGTATATGTTTCGAGAACAATAAATGAACTTAATAGTTCGTTTTCAAGTGCATTAAACGTGCCCATAGGATCGCCATCTGTATTAACAGATGTCAGTAATATCTTGTGATTATCAATATAACCATCATTTGTTACAAATTTGCCATACACATACGCAGAAGTTGACAAGTATGAATTTGTTCTTATTTCAGTCGGTGTAATTATATTTGTATCAGCAGTTACGTTTACCATAACCCCAGTAAGATCGGTAATACCCAAATCACCTCTAAAAATAGAAATAGTATCACCAACTGATACTAGTGCAGTCCAATATATAATCTTATATGTATTTTCTAACCCGGTCTCAGTTGGGGTCAAAAATTCAAGATGTGCATTTGATATCACATTATCAAGATCATCTTTGACTACTAAGTTATCGTATGAAAGGTCTCCGCCTGCATAGAAAAATAGTGTTTCACCAAGTGCAAACTGTTTGTAATATATATCATTTTCATATGGAGCAACTACTGAGTTTGCACCAAATGTGAATGTGTATGTGCCAATGCCAGGTTCATAAGAAATAATGTAACTTTTTTCTACACCAATGTCAGTTGACACAACTGTGTCTAGTGTGACTGATGGATCTAGTGAACTGTTATCAACAAAAAAGAATTTACCAGTGTCGCGTGCTTCGACAAAATAACTAGTCGAAGGAGATCCTTTAAAACCAGCAGTGGCAAATGAATCAGATGATAATGTCGCGTATGCGTCTGTTACGTTACCAACATCACCGATGTCAGCAGGGTCACCTTGAATAAAAATGTTACCAATGCTATATGTGTATGTATTTGGATCTGTAGTAAGCGTTGCATCGATATTTTCATTTTCTGCAACAGCCGTTGTTCCAGAAATAACAGAAGATGCATTAGTAAGTACACCATCTATAGTCCAATCCGGGTCGTAACCAATAGGCGCGTTTTGATCATGAGAAAATTCAATAACATCCCCAATTGGTGAAATTAATTTATGATGATACTGTGTCGCAGTTATAAACACATTATCATTAATAAAATTGTAAGATTCTGGAGCATCAAAATAACTAAAATCTACATGGAATTCTATAGTGTTTGAAACGGGGTCATACGATGGTGCCAATTCACCATCCATAGCGATGATACCAGTACCAATGTTCATAACGTCAGTAGTTGTTTCCGATGTTGCACCAGACCCAGATGTAGACGATCCAAAGTAAGAAATGGAAACTTTGTCTCGGTTAATTAAGTTTGTTTTATTATCAATTACTATATCACCGTTACTGTAATAGAATTTAACATTATTAGCACTGTCAAGAATAATATCAGTACCAGTAAATGTGATGATAAATTCAGAATTGATGTTTCTGTATCCAGGTTTATATGTTACATCTAATATCAATTCAGGTGACGGGAATTCTATTGCATATGCTGCATCATATAGTTCCCATATACCTTGATCAGATGTAATGTCATAGTTGTAGAAAATTTGGAATGATGTGATTGTAGTTTCATCTAGAACGGTATTTTTAATGATTTCCACATGCTCATCTAGGAATACATATGTGGGTCCTACTATTCTTTTTTCTAGTAGAACACCTGCAGGAGGTATAGAATCCAATGTGAATGTTCCATCCGAATGAACGGTTACAACTTTGTACCATTTGCCGCCGATCTGTAGGAAATCTCGATCTGTTATGTTTGCTGCACCATCCCATGTTTCACCTTCAGCGCCCTGTTCTTCTGGGTAGCCGCGTAGTGGGTTGGAAGTCACTCTCAACCAATCAATATTAGTAAATGTTGTTGTTATAGTATCTTTGTATGTATAATAATACTTGTTAACCATCGATGGATGTTTAAGAACTTTTGAAAATTCATTTCTGATTATGTCATCGATATTTCCATTGTTTGATTGATAAGGGATTACAACGCGTGTTAATCTGTCGTCAACGTACACTGAACCATCGTCACCAATGACGCTGACGTTACTGTGATGACCTGTAACATCGTCCATTTCAAAGTGGCGTGATTTCCCAGCAAATGTAGTATTGAATGCTTTTACTTTTGATACAATACCAGACCCCATCGTTAAAGGAAGAATGTTGTAGTCCTGACCGTTAACCATACGATCTTGTGTATAGTAGTTACGAGGAGCAACGCGCTTCACGCTTAGGTAGTTCTCGCCTTCGTAGTTTTCTGTGAAGTCACGAGTGCTGCTTAGTGTAAATGTTGCACGATATGATTTACCATCTGCACCTAGGTAAGGTATAGTAATAGATTTATTGATAATGTCGCCGCGGTTGACACTAAAACTTGCATTATCAGCAATACGATACCATAGACGATATCTACCATATGCTGCATTTCCAAATACACCATCGGGGAATGTCAAATCTATTGTGTTGTTTGCCGCAGTAGTTACGTTTACAATATCACCGTTTCCGTTTCGTAAACTGTTGAAAATAGCAGTTTCACGGCTATTGTTGTCAACTAGCGTAACAGTGTTAATGAATTTACCATCAGTGTCAATGCGCTGTAGCCAAACATCATTGTTAGAAATATCATTTTCCAACACCTGTTGAATGCGATTTGGTATTTTCACATCGTAATTTAAATCTGTATATTTTAGATTGCCTGCTTTAGCTAGGAAGAAAAATCCAGTTCTATCTGATGATGGGCCTAAGTTGTCATTTCTGTTTACAACAGTGAATGCGTCTTTTGATCCAGGTTCACGTTCTATGATAGTATCACCATCAGTGATTGAGCCTACCACATCAAAATTTCTAGAAGCTCCACCAACATTTGCAGAAAATGAATATCGTACCGCTTTAGATACTGGATCTTCATTGATGTAATGTAAATGTGTTTCGATGCCATCACGGGTGATTGATGCAACTGGGTTGTTAACTTTTGTTTCAGGAGAGAGTACTGAATTTAAAACTGTAACAAAGTTGCTATACCAATCTAGATTATTTGTATCGTTCCAACGTAATGTTCTATTTGCTAGAGAGTTACCCTCGCCATCATAGATAGGTTGGTTAGTTGTGATACTTGTGATTTTTAGAAAACCTTGTGCGTTTACAGGACGAGATTTGTTGTATCCCAGTGTCTTTGCCATACGTAGAACGCTTTCACGGCGCTCTGCGGTATCAAGAAAGTTTTCACGTGTGTTCATATCCAAGCGGAATGCAAGTGAATGACCTAAGTAAGCAACTAAGTCAAGAATTGCAATAAATTCAGAACTTGATACAAAGTCATTGAACTTTTCTGGATATGTTTCTTTGATATAGATTAGCAATGCTTCTCTAATAGTATCGAAGTCGTAAGCCTTTAAACTTACGTTTGAGTACGCAGTATACACTGCTGTCCAACTTTCACTGGCGAATAGGGTATCAACTCTTTCTTGTGCCATTATATTATTCTCTCTCTAAATCTATTGTTAGTTCTGTGACTTCTTTTGATGGAAGTATGCTGATTACAATTCTTACATTTACGCTGTGATCGTTATCTGTTACTTGTAGCAAAATTAGTTCGCATCTTGGTTCTGCATTTATAATGTCAGTCAGATCGTCTTCAATAAGTTGCACAGTAATACGTGTTAGCGGTTCAAATATCATATCATGAATAATACTACCAAAAGTTGGCATCATTACTCTCTCGCCTTTGCGAGTCATAATTTCATTCATCAAGTCTTCGATCACTAGTTCTTTACCAGTGAGAACATGATTGATTGCATATTTGCTCTTTGTACTAAATCCACTAAAACGTTTCATTTATAGGTCTCGCTTTTTTACGTTAAGAGTATTTATCATCGTATAAACTACGAAGTTTTAGTTGACACATAAATAGGCGTATGCTATAGTAAACTATCATATAGGAGATTACCATTATGACCAAAGAAGAATATTATGGTGTCACTGAATTCGAAGATCAATTAGACATGTTTGATGAATTAGATTATTCCTTATACGATGTTGATGTATCTTATGAATTTGCAATGGACCTTGAATACCCAGAAATAACCCTAGAAGAATTTGAAAAAAATGTTGCACCGCAACATTTATCCTTTACTACACAAGTGGACCCAGGAATATACACACGTGATTGGGTTCTTTGGGAAGAAACCAAACCTTTAAGTGAATTTAGTGAAGTGGATGCACTTAAAAAACAGGTTGCAGATTTAACCGAATCATTGTATAAAGCATATGGTAGAATCAAAGAACTATCAGATGAGTTGTCTGATATGAAATCTCAACTATCACAGATTAATATACATAAAAACACAAGGACCTACTAAATGCCAAACCTAGTACCAATGGTAGTCGATCAAACTGCTAACGGAGAACGCAGTTATGATATCTTCTCACGCCTTCTTAAAGAACGTGTGATCTTCCTAACTGGTGAAGTAAATGACTATCAAGCCGATCTACTATGTGCGCAACTTCTGTTTCTGGAAGCAGAAAACCCAGATAAAGATATTCATTTTTATATCAACTCTCCGGGCGGCTCTGTAACATCAGGACTTGCAATTTACGATACGATGCAGTTTATTAAACCAGACGTATCAACCACAGTAATTGGTCAAGCAGCCTCAATGGGTTCACTTCTTGCACAAGCAGGTGCAGCAGGTAAGCGTTATGTTCTTCCAAACTCACGCACGATGATTCACCGTGTATCATCTGGAACTGGTGGAACTCGTGGTTCTGTTCATGTACAAGAAATGGAAATGGAAGACAATCTTCGCCATCTACAGGAAGCGAAAGATTTGAATAAGCGTCTTACAGAAATTTATGTAAGTCACAATACTGCTGGTAAGTCGTTTGATGAATTGTATGAAACAATGAAATACGATACATTCTTACGTGCGGAAGATGCAGTTGAATGGGGTCTAGCAGATAAAGTTATGGATAAGCGCCCAGTTTAACTAAAACCAGGCACATAACTCCACATATTAGCAATATCCATTTTACGAGCGGCAAGTTGTTCATCAACTCTGCCGTTCGCTCTTTTTATACCAGTCTGAATTTCATCTGTGATGTAGAACCACGCATCCCCTTGATTGATCATCTTAATCAATCCACTATCTTTAATTCTATTAACGCCTTCATAATAAAAATATATTAGAAGTGCATCATACTGTGGCTGACCCAATGGCTGAGTTATGAAATTCTCAAGAACAGTACCAATGTGACGTAATTGTTTTTCTAAAATAAAATTCGCTTCTGCTTTTGTTATCTTACCAGTATCTAATGAAATACGTTTAGATGCAACTGTGATATATCCATACTTTTGTTCTGTAGGGGTTACTTCATAATCGTAGCCAATTTTCATATCAGATGTGAGTTCCAATATCGGTTTCTCTTTTTTCATTATGTATTCTTTACTAAAGTCTGAAAAAACTAAATCTTTTAATTCAAATGTAGTAACTCTTACATGCGAAAGAATATACTCTGGTTCGTTATTTTTATCATACCCAACACCTAGGTATGTACCATATGGTGTAACCACATTCAAAGGTAACTGAATTAAATTTAATAATGAACCTTGTCTTTTGTCAAAAATCATTTATAACCCCTTAACCTCTAAATTCCCAATGCCATGGTTCCCAAGACATTCTCTGATAAAAATTAAATCTACCCGCATTACTATTAAGCCACCTGTAATGTGGGTTTGACGGTGCTCTGTTGTTGTAGATTACACCTTCATCAACCGCGATACCCCAACCGTGATTTGAGTTACCCGGAGGAGCAACCCACTTTCGAGCCGCAGCGGGTGTGCCGTATTTTCTAAGAGCGCCTTGCCACAATCTAAGCTGGTGTTCGTATGATCTATATCCAGACGATGGCGATAAATTAATACCGTCAGCTTTTGCAGCCGCTGCCATTCTGTTCCATGCATCCGCTGCATCTTTACGTATTTGAATGCCATTACCTATAGACGCTAGATTGCTAGGATCTAATTTTCCATTCTCGCCTGTATAATTCGCGGCAGGTACATCGTTGATTGTCTTTTCTGTGTAACTATTTGGATCAGGTACAATGGGCCCACCACCTGTGTTATTTGGTGCAGGTCTCATCATAGGTTCATGTGAAGGTACAGTTGGTAGCGAACTACCCCCACCTTGCCAAGAACTTTCAACTCTTGTGCTTTCTAAATTTTGTATATCCGGCATTGCAGACGTACCGATACCCATAGACATTGCAGCCTGAGGACCATTCAAGTGCATCTTTCCGCCAGTACTGGCATACATATTTGCTCCCACTTTTAGGTGCATAGCCCCACCAGTATCTAAAAATTGTGTTCCTGAACTTTTTAAATGTAATTGACCAGAACCATCAAACATGATGTTACCACCTGTTTTAACATTGAATTTTGCGCCGGCTTCTAAATTTATGTTTTGATCTGCACGTAGGTTGAAATCCCCTTCGGCTCTCATGCTAATACTACCACTACCATACATAACGATGTTACCGTCTTTTCCTATTTCTACCCAACCGGATCCGCTTGAGTTTACCATATAGATCATGTCGTTTGTGCCATCTAATATTAAACTTGCGCCACTACCTGTTGTAAGTCGCACATGTGATGGGTGAACAGTTCCATCATCTCCCACACTACCGTCATCAAAAGTGATCGCGGACTGGCCAGGCGTCGCCATACCATAGACTCTACTAGGTCCCGGCGTTTGATAACTGGCGTCCCGTATTGGGGTAGAACTTGATTGCCCGCGTATTGGGTCGGTATAAGTACCTTGAGCAGCCAAGTTTGCGTTTCTACCACTATTTGGTATAGGCGAGCCTTCAGTTGTATTACTAGTTGTACTTGTATTACTAGTTGTACTTCCACCACGAAGTCCATCACCCGCTGCGCCTGAGGCAGTTGCACCAGCACCTAAATAACCTCGACTTTGTGCATATGCTTTTTCTGCTGGTGTTAAACTAAATCTACCTCCACCACCGAATGATTCATCCGCGGTTTTTAATTGCTCAACTCTTGCCACATCTGCGTCGGTCCAACGTTGTTCTGAACCCGGACCACGTAACCTATCACCTTGGCTACCGCTTGCAGTTGCGCCGGATTGTGATTGATCACTGCCCCTAGGGTAAACTGGATTACCGTTTTCATCATAAAATATTGCAGTATCTGGATTTTGACCTTGAGTTATAGTAGTGACTGCCCCCTTAGAAGACTCAGCATCTACGAACGCCCCTTGACCTTGGCCAGTACCATCTACTTGTGGCGCACCGGCTGCACCACCACTTACAACGTTTGGTATTTGTTGTAGAACAGCGAACCAATATCCAGCAGTCATATCTGAGTCATCTGCAAAGAATACCATAATTGTTACGCCCGGATCTGGCGGAACTGCAAAAAATCCATAGTTACTAGAACCGTTAGAGCCGCCGAATGGACTTGCATATTGGAAGAATATCGGATTTTCGGATGATCCACCAAGTGCAGGTATATACGCAGCTAGTCTACCTCTACCTTCTGGATCGGCAGCGTCTACTGTTATGGCTCTATAAATGCCGCTACTAACTCTATCTAACAGTGGGTTGTTAGAATTCCGCTGTCCAGATTTTATTATGTCTTTTAAGCCAGTTTTTCCTCTAGGTCTCATTTATTTTTCCTATACTTTTATCTTGCAAGGTTTCTGGTTGTTGAATTATCATTTTCAACTGGAACCATGCTTCTGCCCAAAACTTCCGATCCTTGTGTAGTCTTGTAACCATCAGCGATATGCAATCTAACCATATCCAATGTTTGAGTGAATTTACCACCATCAAATCTACTAGTTATACCCTTCACATTATAAATGTAAGTTAACAATCTTGCAATTTTTGGATTATCATTTTCATCTTCACCATCTACTGCATTTGATACAATCATAACATAATTAAATCCGTTATGTTCTGATCTATCGTTTGGATAGTTGCTGTTTGTATTTTTTGTAAATTCACTTTGATACTTTGCAGGTGAGATATGATTGTCAATCCAGAAAGGATCGCCGCGTATTTCCATAGTTGCTTCCATCATGCTAATATCACCGGAATGTGCTTCATAATATTTCTCTTTAGCAAGTTCCACATACTCTGGGTCGTTAGTTGCAATACTTTTTAATTGTCTATTGTGTGCCAAAATACCTTTCGTTAGTTCAACAAAAATGGTAGGATTAGTAGAAACTGCATTGAGTACAGATAAAAGTTCACCCGGTGCAATAGAATTTATACTATCACTTGTCATGTTTTCTGCCAATACATATGTTCCCAAATTTGCACCAGCATTAGATGTTGATGTTTGTATACCTGCTGTGGACAAATTCTGTACCAAACCTGCTCCACCCAATGCATTTATCGCTTGTCCGAAAATAGTCTGTATGCCTCTAGTTAATTCATCATCTGCACTCTTAATGGAATCGCGTAAGTTGTTAACGGTATTACGAATATCTCCTAATTGTGACGTTCTCGTTTCAAACTCGGATCTTAGTCGTTGTATTGGAGTATTTGAAAGTACGCGAGCAAGATAATCTGTTGTTCCGCCTCGCAAGCCGTCACCATTTGCTCCACCACTAGTTGCACCAATAGTTGAATTATGCGCTAGTAGTTGATCAAGGGACATGCTTTGCGCCCGTGCTACTTCTTCTGCTGGTGCACCGGATGCAGTCAACGATTCAATAATTCTATCTTTTTGACTGGTCATCCATGTAGTATTATCAGATGTCATTGATTGTAAACTTGCTCTAGCTTCTTCCAATGAACTACGTGTCGTATTAGCGGCTGAACTCATTTCTTGTAGTTTAGCAACCGCACGATCATTTCCTAACACACTTTTTAAAACTATACCATAATCATCTAACAGTTTTGTCCACATTTGTTCACCAGATGCAGATACGTAGGTTTTTATTAATTGTTGTTTCAAACTTATTTCAAAGTTAAGAACTTGATCATTTCTACCTGTATACAGATAACGATATATCTTTTTTAATTTACCTTCGTTTACTATTTCATCAACGATTGTTTTATTGTTTTTGGCATGAACCATTGTTGATGCTGCGCTCTGTTCAACAAGTTCTCTCTTTTTGCCAATGTAATATGTTATATCTGCACCTTCAGTATTTGTCATTACATTGTACCCATCTACCTTAGGTACATAATCTACATATATAGATAACACATCAGTAAATGATACTTGATCCTCTGTTAGATTTCGTTTAACAACTTCTGAATTCATGAACACATCTAATATACTTTCCATTAGACTTGTCCCAGGATTTAGAGTACCAATTGGCATTGCAGTTGCCATTTGTCCGGGCGCCGCACTTCTGTACGTATTATGATTAGCTGAACCAAAGTTTGGGAAGCCATCAAGCATCACTTTGTTATTAACAAAAAATTCATTTTTTATGTCATCGTTTATTGCTTTTACTGAATAAGTGTTGATGAATTTTGTATCACCGCCGAAGTTAGTTTGTACTAGGTATTCATTATACTTTGTTAAAAGATTGTTTATAGTATCTTCTACGTTATCACCTATTTCGTACTCAAATGATGTTGAAATTGTATCTGCACCATAATCCATGGCACCATAACGAACTACTGAACCTTCAATTGAAGTTGTAGTACCGGCAATAGTACTACTTGTTTGAACTTCGGCTGTATTTGATATTATGAATGGTATTACTTTAGTCGATCTTGGTATTCTAAACGAATTGCCATTTTCATCATATCCCATAAAATTAATTTTTAAGAAAAACTTCGCAGAACCAATATTAGAATAACCAGCTAGTAGTGTTGCAGATTTCAATATTTCTGCTAACTTACTTCTTCCAACTTGAACTATAGAGAAACTTAATTTCAATGCTGCACCTACAATACCGAAGTTTTGATGTGTCGCACCGAGTGATTGTATTTCCAAATCTTGTATATTGAATTCAGTTGTTATACCAGTTTTTGCAATTATTATTTTTTGTGTTCCGCTTCCAGGCCATGCATCGTCTACAATGCTATCAAGAGACGTACCTGTTGGAGATAGGAAATCTGCTGCCGAACGTTGATCAACTAAAAACAATTCTAAATTGTAAGTATAATTTTCATAATCATCTAGTGCGTTCGGTAACCACGAAACAGAACTTTCTAGTGAGGCTAAATCTTCTGGTCTAGCAATTGCAGTTATGTCTGCGGCAGAATTGTAGTTTCTCGCACCTGTTGATCCTTCAGTACCAGCCACCGCAGGATCTACTTGTGCGGGTGATGTGGATGTTGGATATGTTACTGTTGAACTGTTTGCATCAACAACACCTTGAGCAATATGAGGACTAAAATAGTTCGCTGCTTCCGCGCCGCCTTCTTCTCGTATCATTACAGAAACCATACGCTCTGTTAACTGTGGGTTATCTCTTAAATTGATAGTTTGGTTTGGATCAACGCCCATGGACGCAGCAACTCTGTTTACGTATGCGGTTGTGTTGTTTTCATTGGGTGGCGCCCAACGAGATATCATTTCATTGACAGTACCCAATCCATATCGACTTTGATATGAGTAAAGGTTCTTGGTCATCGCACGAACGCCTGCTTCCGGTGTCGCGAATGTCACGAATGAACTGTCGCTACCCGGCACTGCGCCAACCCACTCAGTACTACTAAGTCTAATGTTACCTGGGTTATTGTTTCTAACGTTACGAACTGTCATGTTTATTTCATCTCATCTATATTCTTTTTTGATGGTATGCGTATTACAGTACCTGCAACAAAATCGTTAATAGGATCAATAATTTCGTTTGGATTGCGTAAAGCAAAAATCCACCACCATTTTGCTGTTCCATATTTTTCATAACTCAGAAGATCAGGACGATATTCATACTTTGCAGGTATAGTGTATTCTTCGTCAAGATCATCTTTATGAATATATCTTTTTGTTTGTATATCCAGAATTTTGTTTTTAAGGATTGGGGTCTGTGACCAAGGAGAACTACTTTTATACATAACCTCTTCCCTTCAATCTTCCATTTGCGTATGCTTCTATTGAAAAGTTTTGTCTTACATTCTTGGGACCGTATGTTGTCGCCAATCCAAGAACAAACGTACTTACTTTCGGTATTCGTATTGAACCAGACTCAACGTAGTCAACATCATTGTCGAAGTTCCATGTAAAGTTAGTTACGACCACTGGAACATTTGTATAAATGCCGTATGCATAAAAACGTAAAATTGGCGGTGGGAGACCTGCTTGTGGATCACTTTCTCCAAAACCCATTTTCATTGCTGCTCTAAAGAAGTTACTACCTTGCATAACTGACATTGCTTCTTCTTCATTTCTTACAATCATTGGTGCGGTAACACTAATCTCAGCATTTGCACCACTGTCAAAAACTCGCTGTTGGAAGTTAGCATGTGTTAGTTCGTATGCAGTATAGTTTGCAGTATTCATTACAGATATGTTAGGTGTGAACGGAAAGAAAAACACGTTTAATCCACCACCGGAAAGTCTTCCGCTAGGGTCTGTAATGTATACGTTTTGTTCTGTGTCCTTATATGGGTTCATGGACAATCTCCTACATCTTATTGATGTATTTATCATGCTATAATGTTCGAAGTTAAAGTAACAGTTGACATGTAAGTTTAGAGGAAGTATAATGAAAGTAATATATTTAGGAGAACCATATTATGGCCCGTGGACAAAATTATTTGAACAACAAAGACATGTTGAAGCAAATACACACATCCAAATCAAATTTCTCTTGGTTTGAAGATCGCACCTTGCACTCACAACATGACATAATTCTACATTCAGTTGATGACATTATACCATCAATTGAAGAAGCAAGAAAAAATAGAGCAACCCGACTTCAAAAAGAAGCATGGGATGAAAACACAGATAAGAAAAAGAAACAAGCAGATTTTGCGGTAGATCCGGATTCATTTGAAGAAAATGAACTTGTATTTCGTGTAATGACTTATGAGCATATACCAGATGAACCAGGTAGAAAAGCAAATCCAAAGTCAGTTGCAGATCATAAAGTTAAACTAAACTTCCCTCCATTTCAACATTACATCGTTGAAAACGGTCAAGTGAAGTGTGTTGGAATATCACACTATAACAAAAATAAAGAATTCGACTTGACAAGTGGCAAGATCACCGCTACATTGGCAAACATGTATATCAAGCTAGTAGAACGTTATTCACAACGCTCAAATTGGCGTGGTTACACATATATTGACGAAATGCGAGGACAATCACTGCTACAATTGGCGCAAGTTGGATTACAGTTTAACGAAGATAAAAGTGATAACCCGTTTGCGTATTTTACCGCAGTTGTTAACAACTCGTTTACAAGAGTATTGAACTTAGAAAAGAAAAATCAAGGACTTCGTGACGACTTACTTGAACAAGCAGGACAAGCACCAAGTTGGACTCGCCAACTCGAAAACGAAATGAAATCTAAAGAACGTTGGGATAAAGTTAAAAATACTAAGATTACCGACGATGCAATTCCAACTGAAACAATAAAAGAGATTTACGCAGACAATGACCAATCTGTTTAAGAAAGCGGCAGTTTTCACCGACATTCATTATGGAATGCGAAACAATGCAAGACAACACAATGAAGATTGTGATGCATTTGTTGACTGGTTTATTGAACAAGCACAAGAGAAAGGATGCGAAACTTGCATCTTTGGTGGTGATTGGCACCACAACCGTGCTAGTTTGAATATTTCAACTATGAAATACAGTATTCAAGGATTACGTAAACTATCAAAAGCATTTGAAAAAGTTTATGTCATTCTTGGTAACCACGATTTATACTATCGTGAAAGCCGAGAAGTAAACTCAATTGAGTTTATCGATGAACTGGAAAATGTGTATCTTATCAGAGACACATTAGTTGAAGGGGATGTTGCTTTAGTAAGTTG